TAATACTTTACCTCGGGAAGACCATCAACTTTTAATTGTAATTTATTATAATAGTTCTTAAGTTGTCCATGAGACTCATGATGCTTATTGTTAGACTCATCTATCCTCTTTTCAATATTCTGCTTTGTTTCATTTAACTTACTTAATACACTCTTTTTTAATTTCCTATCATCATCCTTAAACTGATTTCTATACTCATATATCTTAAGAGCAGTTTCTTTCAACTCCTCATATATTTTATCCTTTGTTTCATTTAAATAATCTTTTACTTCATTGATCGCAACTTTTTTCTCAAAGTCTTTAGTATCAATATTTTCTATAAGACTTTCAATATCTTGATTAAAAGTATCTTTGAGTGTGTGTAAATTATCATCTACTTTACTGAAATCATCCTCAATAGTGCTAAAAGTTTTCCCAATCCAAGAGAAATCAGGAACTTCATTTACTTCATTAATCCACTTAGGAAACTTAGGAATATCAGATCTAACATCCTCTATATTTTCTTTAAGTGATTCTATATCATCTTCATAATATCTTACTTCAGGAACTTCTGGAATACTTTCTTTTACTTCTTCTATGTGAGTTAGAAGTTCTTGTAGCTCATCATCATATGATTTTATCTCAGGTATCTCAGGAATACTCTCTTTGAGATCATTGACCAAACGTAATAATTCTGGCCAAGGAGGAACTATATCTTTTACTTCTGCAAAAGTTTCTCCATTAGCATCTTCTATAGTTTGAGTAGATTCTTCTATCTCTTCTTCTTTCTCTATATAACTTTCTACTGATGGTAAATCCTTTTCTTCTACAAGATCAGCTAGTGAAGGTAATTCTTGATTACTCTCTTCATAGTCGTCAATAGATGGCAAATTTTTATTCTTGTCGTCAGACATGTTATGAGTATCTTAGTACTTTGGGATTTCTCTCCCTTATGTTTTATTTATTATCTTCAATATTAACAGATTTGAGCATCTTTGCCAACTCTGCTGTAGAACCAACAAAAAGAGAATTATTAACTGTACTAGGTCCCTTGGATGCTTTCTCTTCTTCCACATCTTTTAACTTCTTCTGCAAGTCCATCAACTTATCAGTTGCATCAGATACACTCTTAATTAACTGACCTGCAACTTCATATGCTCTAGGCATCTCACTATCCTGTGCAAGTTCTAGAATACCATTAATTGCTTCCTGACCCTTCTCTATGATGCTATAAAGATTACCTCTAGTATACTCATAGTCTTTTTCAATATCATTTCTTTCATGCCTCTCAGGTTTGGTTATTCCAACTTCAGTAGATTCAGTAGGAACTATCTCCCCTGAAACATTAAAAGCATCATCTAGTTCTTCAAAGTTTTTAGTCATTAGAGAGTTCCATCAAAACCAAAGTCATCTCCAAATTCTATAGCAGCATTGTCAGTAGATGTAATGACTTTAACTTCTGCACCATTAACATGATCTGCAGGAGCAGTATTGTCTTGACCTCTTCTAACAGTTAATGCTGTTCCAGAAATGGATTCAACATACATTTCTTCTTGATCTATGTATATGTAATTAGTTGCTTCAATGCCACTGGCACTAGTTACATTAATAATACCAATGCTGTCATCTATATTCTCACTCAGATTGGTGGTTACAGTATCACCATAACTCTTGGTAGCTCTAGGTACAACACTGTAGGTAACTTCCCTAGTTGGAGTAGATGTCTTACCACCAGCAACATACCCAATAGAAGCCTTCTTAATAACATCCTTAGCAACATCTGTATTGACTGGACCAAAGAAGTATGTCTTAGCAGTAAATCTCATAGTATAAATCAATGCTCTTCTAGTAGAAAAGTCACTCTCATAATCATCACTAGTGGTTATGGAATTTAATACAATAGGAATATCTCTCTTCTCTCCAATAGTATCAACTAGGTCTACTGATACAGTATATGCAGGTTGAAAGTATGGGAGGATTTGCTCTACTATCTGAAGCATATCATCATTTAACTTAGTAAAGATACTAAGTTCAAAATCAAGATTATATGGTACAGGTAGATATGTTTTTGCTATAGTCTTCTTATCACCTTTTACTCCCTTTAAAAATGTCTGTGTAGTTGTAGATTTTCTAGAAGGATCATAGTTAAGACCATTCAATTCAAAAGACATTCTAGGAAGACTGATTTGAACTGGTCTGTTTAGATCAGGTACTTGCTCCAGTCTTGCTAAAAACTTCTGAGTAGGTCCATATGCCAAAGGAACCTTGGTAGTGCTAACTACAGAATCATCACTATTAGTATGCTGTATATTGACGTTATTGAAGATAGAACCAAAGGAAATAATGGTCCTCCTCATTATTTCGTGATAGAAATATTCAAACATTTTTACAATCCTAGTGTATTATTTATGGCATTCCAAATGGATTAGTTTCTGTGAAGTCAATAATACTATCAGCTTCACTTTCAATAACAGTATTTTCAGCAAATCCGTCATCCACATTAGTGAGAGAAACCTTCTGGTATTCATACTCAGCACCAGATGTACCACCTGTAATAACTTCACCATCATTAAATGCTCCACTGATAATAGAAATCTTAAGTTCCATAGTAGAAGCATCCCAAGATTTAACCCTACCAGTAGAGCTAGTAGCAGCACCAGTGACTACTTCATTAAAGACATAGTTACCAGAACCACCCATATAAGGTGCAGTGACTGTGATAGTTGGAGGAGTGGTATATCCAGATCCAGCATCAGTAATACCAATCTGAGTAACAATACCCACGCTATTGATGTATGCTACAGCAGATGCTGTTGTACCCCCTACAGGTGCTCCTGTGAAGGATAATACTGGGACTGTAGAGTATCCAGTACCTCCAGAGGTAATTGTGACTATTCCAATAGATCCATTAGATACAGTGGCAGTAGCAGCAAAACCTGCACCTCCACCACCAACTGTGTAGATCTCTGGTTCTTGACCTATAGTATATCCATAACCTGGATTAATAAGATCAATCCTTTGTATCCTGTAAGATGTCTCCCCATCATAATCCACTATATCATTTCTCATAGATGCTATACCTACAGCAGTCAATCCTGCAGAAGGAGCAGAAGAAATAGCAACCCTTGGAAGACTGGTATATTCATTTCCTGTATTAGAAATAGTAACCTTACTTAATGCACCATTTACTATTCCTGCAGTAAGAACTGCAGTGGTTCCTGATGATACTAGAGTAAGTGTCTCAATGTAACCTGCTTTCTCTAGGTTATCATCAATGTCACCCACTCCTGTATCAATAACCTCATCCTCATATCTGTAAAGCTCACATCTGAGTTCATAAACATAATTCTTCTTTAACTGGTAGAATGGTTTCTCATGTTCTACAAATTTAATCTCAAATAATCTATCTCCCAATGGGAAGTATATTAAGTCTCCTTCTTTAGGTCTGGTTGCTAATTCTATGTTTGGTATATTCTTAATGAGTGGAGTAATATAGTTCTCATATCTATCTCTTGATATAATAAGAGTTAAGTCATCCAATGCCTGAACACCAAACTTTGATAGGAGAGAACCTTGTCCCTCATACCCATCAAAGGTATCTACATATGCCTCTAGTGGAATTGCTTCCTCAAACTTAGACTCTATGACTTCCTGTATTACAGTAGTCTTGGTCATGTATCTTCTAGGGATATAATAAACTTCTACCCCATACATCTTAATCTGTTCATTGATTAAGCTTTGGACTAGATTCTGTTCTGTAGAAGACCCCTGTAGGAAATAAGGATTTAATGCCATTAGCCTATCATATCAAGAGGAGGAAGTTCATAAGTATTGGACATAATTTCTCTAATTCTTGTTAATTCCTTTTCTGCATCTTCATACATTTCTCTACCATTTAACTCTATTCCACCAGGTAATTTAACTCCTTGGAACTTAGACATATTTTGTCCCCACTGCCTCTTAATCAATGCAACAGTATATGGTTTTAGGAATGAATCATTCCATACTCTAGGGTAAGATGATGGGTCTAATAAAGTAAAACAATCTATAATTAAATAATCCCCTACAGAAACACTTCCCCAATCAATATCTAAGTATAACCTATCTTGCCTCTTATTAAATCTAATCTGCTTCTCAGTGGTTAATAGGAAATTAATATCTTCTAGATATGTCTTTACCATAGCATAAGAAAGAAGTTCAGTAGCACCCCAATAATAAATGTCATTCAAGAATAACTGATACTTCACACTGAACATATTATTAGTAATAGTATTACTACCATCAAAATGAAATATCTTAGTAACTCCTATAACTTCTGGAGGAACCTGTAAATAATTACTATTTTCTTCATAAGTGAATGTAACAGCAGTTCCTACAATAGTTGCATCTACTGTAGTTGTACTAAGACCAACTCCACTAGTTTTTCCTTGTCCTCTGTCTATATCTGCTTGAGTTATTGCATATTTTCTATAGCTTTGATATACCCCATCAAAATGTCTTTCTTGAAAGAACTGGACAGCATCATCTATAATATCTTCTATCTGTTCATCTGCAACATTAATTTCCAGCACAGGAGCACCCAACTGCCTTTTGCAATAGTCTATCAGTTCTCCACGTGAGCTTGGTTGCGCCATTTATCTACTTTACTATTATAAGTTTATTTATGAAGGAGCAGAAGAGATACCTGCTATAACTAACACATCTCCTGATACTATTCTATAAACTGATGAACCTGATCCAATCAAAACATCATATACATATCTACCTTCTGATAATGTTCTAGTTGCAGTGGAACCTAATGATAATCTAAACTCTCCTCCCTTAGCACTAGTAAAACCAACTTCAAATGTTTTTATTGCATGTTGAGATGATCCAATTGCTACACTCTTTGCAAGTTGAGCAGAACCAGTATATCCAGTAAAATCAAAAGCAGTGCCAGATGTACCAACTACAGTATAGTCAGCATCTAAATCTGCACCAGTATTGAGGGTGAGATTGACACCA